ATAGCACTTAACGGTATCACCCGTTAAGATTTTAACCGACTGTATAGCCTCACGGCACAGTGCGGTTCTGCGGCGCCCCAAAACATGAGGCCCCGGACTGACGCTTGTACTTTCCTGTATGACTAACCGTCACGTAGGAAAGCAGTCGACACAGGCGACCATTCGCTTTAGAGCGAACAGTCGAGGTTTTACACTCTTTCCACAGTAAGGACGGAGTGTAAGAACTGATATTAGTACTTACTTCAATAATCGAAGCAGTGCTAAGATCAGATCCCTGAGAGCTTCCACATACACGAGAAGTGTAATCAGGAACTCTGAGAGCCAACCAGAGATAGGGTTCATGGCGTTTCTCCTCTCTTAAATCAGGCACCAGGCTGAGATAAGAGAATCGAAACACGCCATGCCCCACATGCTTCGGTTTGGCAACATCAGTTCTCCCCTTAAGAAACAAAGGGAGCTCAGGATAGGCGCACTTGATGCCACTGTCATCCGGAAAGTCGGTAGGCACAACACGAATTCGTTGTGCACGCTTAGACAATTCGGACGCAAGGTATTCAAGTGTTCCTTCGACCTCATACTCAGACCAGCGCCTCAACATTCCGTTGATGAGCTTGTAGAGTATTGCCTCGTAGGTCTTCCGACCTACATGTGTCTGACCGATCTTTGGACAGAACGGTCGGACGTCCACCCCGTGGTAGTAATCACCACCACAGGACTCCCTGAAGCCGCCTTCGTGAAAGGTTTTATCAATATTAATCACGAAGCCTAATTCCTCAAATACGCGGACGACAGTCTGATGTATTGATGATGTATAAATCATATCATCACCGTACACAGAGATCGTACCGCGGAACTCTTTCCCTTTAACAAGAAAGAGTATAGCTTTGAGGAGCGACAGGAAGACCAACGTTTGTAGAGGAAATGTGTACCCGATGCCCATCGTACAGAAAGTTTTGCTTTCAACGAATGAACCATCAGGTAACCCGACCACTCCGATTCTTGACTGGTGTAATACTTCGCACCATTCAGGAGGAAACAAGCGGTCGACGAGAGCTACGGAAATCGAATCCGAAGCACTCGACAAATCGGCAGTAGTAAAGCAACCGTGCTCACTACCGCGTCTGGCCAAAACTTTGTGGCGCTCTTGAAGCGTCGCAATGTTATAACCATTCCTCTTAAGCCTCCTAGTCATCATCTCACCTAATCCATAGCTCATATATGAGCCAATGGTTGAATTAGGCATGATTGATCTAAGAGACTTAAACGTTTTGGGGACTAAGGTCAGTTGCAGGGAATCGATCGTACGGTAGGTGGATCTGTTAAGATCACTGCCCTTCAACTGTTTCCAATAGTCTTGGACGCAGTCGATCTGGCTCATTTCTGAGTCAAACCATGCGATTTGATTCTGGGAACCGGTCACTGGAATTTCCCATCGTTCGGCCTCACAGGCCTTACGAGCAGAAATACCAACCGACGCCCGTTTTCCGAACCTACAGAGAGAGCGATGTTCTTCATCGCTGTACTCGCCTAAAACTTTGGCGATGTAGATCTTAGCTAGATCCAGAACTGTTTTGCTTTCGCATGAAACAGATTCGAGATCTATTCTAGAGATCCGATCTTGAGTTTCCTTGAAAGATTCGATTGCTTTCTTTTCAAGTTCAAGATCGCTATACAGGTCTTTACTGAACCTGTACCTCTTAAGAAACTGAGAAACCTGCCAAACCCGCTTAAAGACGGGTATCGACATAGTTTCGGAAGTTTCCGGTGCTAATAATCTTATGCTTTCGATCTCGGCCTTTGAGAGAGAACTCTCAAATTCGAGACAAAAGTTCGGATCATTAACACCAGTCCGGAAATCCCTGACGAGAGTGATTGCGACGTTGCGCATCAGGTCATCCACACAGTATGGTTGCTGTTGTGGCATTACATCCTCCTTTTCTGGAGTTTGTATGGGACGGACTACTAAGTAGTAGATCCGTTAGCCCAGAAGTTATCCGTATCCACATCGGTCAGAAGCTGTGCGCCGATCTTATTAAACTCGACGCAAGTTGCTGCAGAAGTGGACGGATGCATCTCCCTCTCGATACGTATCGTGTTAAACACGACACTGCCGTCAGTCAAGACGACAGGTTGGGCATAAGAGATGCTCTTCTTATCCTTTCCGTAGGAGTTGGTCTTCGGGTTGAGCGTTGCAGGCCTTACTTTGGCCGTCACCGTTCGACGAGTCTGATAATCGGCATCAGCCGGAACTATCAGATGAACACCATTTGGGATCGTAACGCCGTCATCGGCGAATACGAGGGCTGTTCCCCCTGTTGCGGCTACTGTCGCGCCAGTGAGAAGTGACATGTTTTTCAATGCCATGGGGTATACCTCCAAGGTATGCTACTCCTTAGTGTTTAAGCTTATTACAAAGCGAAAGTATCGGCTTCGTTAATAAGGCTAAACCGTCAGTAGCGTGCAGCATCCCCGCGAGACGATAATCTCTCGGAGGATAGGTGGGAAGGGGCTGATTGACGGATCTAGACACATGGTCCCAGTATCTGGAACTAGAGCCATAGTTACCCGTTTTGTTACCGTTAAACCACATAGACATGGACGTACCACGATTTCTCGTAGTAAGTGCATACTTCATGGTGACCCAGTTTCCAAGAACGGAAACGGATGGAGGCAAATTCATTGCTTCCAACCAAGGTCCAACGAGAACAAACCAATCAGCAACGAAAGACAAGGGTATCAACTCCCAAGCAGTTGCAGGTACGCTATCGATCCCCAAACGGAGATCTTCAGCGAGCTGTTGTGCCTGAGTTCTTCCTGAAACGGAATAGATGACACCCGCATCGACATGCCCTTTAACGGACTGGTCGATGGTTCCCGTCCCTTTACACGCGTATTCGAGCGTAAAGGGCACATCTACGAAATTGTACTGCCAGTTCTTGGAGTACTCCGCAGATGCACGGACAACTTTCCTTGCCGCTTGAAGACGTATCTCTGCTTCAGAGTGCATCTTCATTCCTTGTTTGATATCGAGGAACAGCGGCTTCATGCCATATCTGTACTCAAGCCACGCATCTGCATTGGCCTGAGCAACCGATTTGGCAGTCTTCCGATACGACCTCCTAGCATCCTTAAAGCAGCGCTTTAAGAGCTGGACAGTCGAACCGAAGGGGCGACGTAGCATCCTAAGTGTTTGACCCAGGCTGGCCATGATCTCACCGGACATGATCGAGTCGTTCCTAATTTTGGCATAAGCCTCAGTTAGAACGGCTGGTTTCATGTTCTGTAAGTCATTGTACCAACTCTGACCGTCAGTTGCGACGGCTGCGTCAATATAGGCTGCTACATCTCCGGTGATTTCGTACGTCCAGGGTGGATTCAGTGATGAATCGACCGCTAAGAACGTAGCTCCGTCACCGGGAATACGCGTGTACTTACTCATAGAAAAGTTACCAAGAACGATGTTACCCGAAGAGATGGATTTCTTCCATCCAGGGTGTAAATCATCGATCGTGGTTTTGTCTTCACCGCTCCTGCTTACTATGCAGGTTCGGTAGACGTCGGAAATAACTCGTGTTCCTGCCTTTTTCAGGCATCGACAAGAGGTATTAACCTTTCCGTCATATGAGCGTGTACGTGGCATATCGCCTCCTAGAAAGTTGCGCAGTAGCATTGGTATGCTACTACATACAAGCTATGTTCTTCGTTCGATTATCGAACGAGGAACATAGCTTGTATGTAGTAGCATACCAATGCTACTGCGCAACTTTCTAGGAGGCGATATGCCACGTACACG